TGCTATTCTTCCGTACTTTTTCAAGCAGTTGATAATCCCATAGCGTTCTGACTGGTCATAGCCTATATTATTGTTAAGACAAGCCTCCACCATTGCAAGGCTTATCTTCTTGGCAACTGCTGCCTCTTTTGGTCTTAACAGATGCCACCCTAACCGATGCCTATAATAGGGCTCTGTGGCGACCTCTCTACTGGTCTGGTCGCCAGCCTTACCCCAATTGGCATTCCCTCGTTCATCAATCCTTGCAGAACCAACTACAACCATTTACTCGCCCTCCTTATCATTCTTGATGTGAGCAGCATCGGTAAGTCCTTCGCCTATGATGTAAGCAACCAGTGTACCCATTGCGGATATAATGGCTGCTACTTGCTCAACAGTCATCTTATCAATGTTCAGAGCCACCATCACTGCGGTTATAAATCCTATGACTGCCACCCAAAATTTCCTTGATGTTAGTTTTCTCTTCCAATCAATCTTAACCTCGTTCATTATCATTGTCTCCTTTCTCTACTTTTGCTTTTTTGATAGAACTTAGCATCCAAAGTTCGCCTGTAGTGAAAGCGAACCAAGCACCAATAAGGGCTACTGGCTCGCTTGCTGTCTTAAGAAAGACATAGAGGACTGCTACAGTAAAGGCTATATTCATAAGCACCACAAGCGATATTATGGCTTTTGAGAATCCGCCTTTTTTATCCTTTTTCTCTTTCTTTGTAAATCTCTTTCTACTCATGTCTCATCCTCCAGTTCCTGCTCAGAGCCGATAGGAAGATTCATGAACCTTAAATGCATGTCGTCCATTACTCCATTTTCGCCTAGTGAATGATACTGCTGATACATATTCTCAACGTTCAAGCGATCGTTGTAGTCTACGAATCCAAGCTTGAAAAATTTACGATAGGAATGTATTAGCCTCTCTCTAAGTAATGCCTGCACTCCCTTTTGAAGAGCTCTCGTCTGTTCATCGCTGTGCTTTATCCTCCTGATAAGATGAGCCCAAAGGCTCGCTATCAAGGTCGGAATTGAGAATAAAGCTAACCAGTTAAAAATTGTCATGTTCTATCCACCTCCTGTGTTATGTTAATTATCCATTTCAAAAAATATCCCATACCACCTTTACAGTAATATGGGATATACTGTGCCTTAAGCTTCGTTAACCAATTCAAGAAGCTTAGGGTCGCCAATTTCTACAATACGAGCCTTTACAGGCTCTTTCAAAAACTTAGGAACTTCCTTGAATTTCTTAAGTTCCGAAATTACCAAATATACATAGAAATCTACCATGTCGCCACCTCCCTTCATAAAAATTTTTATAATAACGCATATGTCATGCATTATTTGCCATAGTAGCCTCATAAAATTCGGCGAGCGCAAGCGCCGTCGAATTAAGATGCTCTTTAAGCTCTTGATTCTTCTCCGATAGGCTTGATATTGCTTTCTTGTTTTCCTCATCTTTTCTATTCAACTCCTCCTTCAGCTCTTCTATTGTCTTGTTTTTTTCGCTAAGCTGAGCTTCTAGTTCGATAATTTGAGCGTTCATGCTGTCTGTCCGCTCTGTGAACTCAGTTACAAATCCTTTCATCGCTACCTCCTTAGTTAATTTCAATATATCTAAATGTCATATTATATGACGTATTAGAACCATTGATTAGCGGCATTGTTTGACATGGTGCATCTAGTCCTAATAAAATATTCTGAAACTCTGTAGTAGGTACCTTTGAAGAGTCATAGCTGAAATTTGAACCATAAAATAACTTATTAAACGACGCAGAGTATGTTGTTCCTCCGACGACAGTCATGTTCATTTTCCACCCTGTGATTATACATCTGTTTACTCCTATATTTTGATATCTATCTCTCCAAATATGTGTAACTGTCTTGCTTAATTTACTGTTGGCTACTGCCGTCATTGCAGTGGGGCTGTTGGCTATTGCCGTCATTGCAGTGGGGCTGTTGGCTATTGCCGTCATTGCAGCGGGGCTGTTGGCTATTGCCGTCATTGTCCTTAAAGTTTTAACAACATCTTTCCTGTCAAGGTCGAATATAGCTATTAAGGCTTCGCCTATATGCTTGTTATTTTTCAGAAAATACTCAAGCGTCTCTCCGTTTATTCGCCTATCATTCATAGATAAATATGTGCATTCATACAACCCATGCAACAGCTCTTTTTGCTGAAAAACATAGCTATCTTCGCCATACATCTTGTAATCCGCCAGGTGCATCTTCACATCAAGCGGTACATTCATAAAGTCACTATTAATCAGCATAGGAATCGCTTCAATCTGCATACTAATTTACCTCCGTAGTTATTATTTTTTTACCTTCAAAAACCGTTTTCAAGGTCTTTGAAGTGCCGTTCTTGTAAGCGTGTTTTTCAAGGATTGACTTATCAGCCTTATTAAAGGTTGTAGTAATTACTTCAAGGCTATTCTCGGCTACAATTGAGCCATCAACATTGAATGTAGTTGTGCTTGCTCCATTGCTGTCGGATATCTCCTTAATAGCCTTTGCAACCTCTTTTTTTACCTCTGCCATCTGCTTGGCAACATCTTCTTTCTGCTTATTCAACAACTGCTCTGCCTGTGTTTTAAGCTCTTCCTTAATCTGTTCAGAGTTTACGGCTAACTCAGGCAGCTTATTATTGAACTCTGTCAGCTTACGATCAATTATCTCCGAGTTTTCGTTGAAGTCCTCGATATTGAAAAAGTCATCACCTTCAGGAAGCTTCAACTGTAAATTTGTACTTCTCCTCATTATTCAAATATCCTTTCTCTTAATTCACTGCATTTATACACCTTTACATCCTTATACTTCAGATGGCCAAACTTAAAATACTGGTTGAAAAGAACGCTTACCGTATAAATCATATTAAGTGGCAAGGCATCCTCTAAAAAGCTCTCAACCGTCTTTTGCATCCTCCTCGACTTAAGTCCTATCTTTACATCTACCGACAGCCTATCATCCGAAAAGGACACTCTACAGCCCTCTTCACAGAGGTTGCTTATTCTTCTTTTGACAATCCTGCGTGAATACGGAGCCTTTTCAAGACTTTTTGCGTGTACCCTTAACCGTCTTTCTTCGAGGGTATCATCATCAAGGGGAATGATGTTAAATATCTTTTCCCACCTTTTTATCCCTGATTCCCTCATTTGGTCAAAGCTTGTATTATCATCGGAGGCATTTAAAGCCTCGTCAAGTTCCATTAACTGCTTATCATTTCGCTTGTACAAGGTTGATATCTCAGGAATTTCAAGGATTATCTCCGGAGCATTAAACATTTATAACCACCTCGCCTTTTATCGGTATCTTTTCATAAGTCAAAGTTGTGTTGCCTGCCACACCGTTTAGAGTTGTGTTTTCAATATCAAGAATACCCGGAATATTAAGGATATTAGCCTCAATCCTTGAAAGCCTAACCGTCATGTCATTAAACTCGTTAGCCTCCCAGCCTTTTCTTAATTCACTCAAATACTTCTCAATGGCTTCCTCAATATGGCTTCTTGAGGTTTCGGCAGAATGGCCACCCTCAAATACAATCTTGGTTGATATGTTGATTTTTACGCTTTCAGCCCCTTTTATCTGTACTGAATGACAGCACGGAGCCATCCCATCACCTTCGCCATGTGTAGCCTCAGGATCTATATACTCTTGGATGTCTTTTATGACCTCGGCAGACGGAGTGTTGAAAGTACTTGATATTACTACAATATCTACCCAAGGACTGCCTTCCGCTCTTCTCTTAGGCTTACAGCCTCCAACTTCCTTGCGTTCGTTTAGCAGCTTTCGGTAATCTGCTTTATTCCCGCCAAAATGGATATTCTTAAAGGTGTCAAGGAGCCTCTTTCTAAACACTTCTTCCTCTTCATCATCTGCACCTTGAATTATAATCTCAGTAATCTCTCCGCCCTTGTAATCATCAATATAGTTAGCTGGGATAAGCTCACCCTTATTAGTGTTCGCCTCAGCCCCCTCAGTATCACAGATGAGCTTGTAAGTATGCTCTTCAATCTTTTCAGATACAGTATAGGTGTAATTGCCACAGATAAACTGTTCTCCTATTTCGATATCCTGCTTAAATACCCCCTTTACCACCGCAGGATAAGCATATAAATACTCAATCTTGCCCTTCGAGTTCCTTATCAAATGAGGCAGATCCTGAGTATCCGGATACATGTTTCGCTCTAACTCGTCCATGTCACCATAGACATCTTCCAGCTTTTCAGCGACTTTTGCGCAAGCATTGAAAGCAAGTGAGCCTTCATCTGTTCGCACATCTGCGCCGAAATCTGCCATCATTTCAGCCATAATATTGTTGTAGGTCTTATCCTCATACATCTATATCACCTCTTCCGTATATAGTCTCCAGCCCAAAGGATATCTTGAGCTTTTCGCCATTACTGTCACATTTCAAATCCTCAATACCCTTTATAGCCTCATTTATCAACAAAGCTTCGTTTAATATCCTTTTTACTTCACTTTCGATATAGTCTTTTGAGTGGTTCTTCCCTATAAGGTTCTGCAATTCGCTTCCATAGTCCCAGCTATATTGACTGTAAAAGTACCTTTCAGTCGCTAAGGTAAGCCTTGCCCATTGGACTACTGCTGCCAATCCTGTAATTATTCGCCCGGTCAATCTCCCGGTGTTAAAATCTATCTCATAATCTGTATTAAGATTACTTTCTTCCTCAATAACTTCTTCCTCGTCCTCTATGTCAACGTCAAAAGGGAACATTACAAACTCACCACCCTTTCTATTACTACATACTTTTCACCACTAATCTTGTAAAGGAGCACTTTATCGCCCTTCTTAAGTGGCTCAATATACTTACATTTATCGTTTATGCCTGTCTTGCTTACACCTTTATCGTCTGCCTTTATATCAAGCTCACTTACCACTCGTTTAGTTAAGTGTTCAGCAAATAGCAAATCCTCTTTATCAAGGCTCAAGCTACCTATTGCACATTCGTTCTTTGATGTCATTTCTCCAATAAAAAGAGAGGGTGGATTGTTCCTTGCCCCCTCTTTTCTTATGGTCATTATTAGCTTTTCATATCCATTCATAGGCTCTCCTTAATCAGTCTTGCAGCATATCTTGCAAGCTCTATACTTTGACTTGCCTTTATTCTTGCCTTTCTTAAGTGTCTCTTTCAATAATTCCGATAATATAGTCTTTTTAGGAGTATTCCCCTCAAGTACGCGGCAAGATGAATTTGAATGATACACATTTCCGGACTTGAGGTAATACACGGTAGATGTAGGAGTAACCTTCTGCTTAGCTGTTCTTCTGCCCTTTTTCTTTTTGGACTTCTTTCCTTTCTTCTCTTCTGAATCCTCAGAATCTTCTTCGTCAAATAACTTCCAAGCGAGGTCTAAGTCCATCATGTGAGTTCCGTTTTCAAATCTATGACTATCATTGGTGATATAGAACATCCCTTTTAATCCGGTAGCACCGTCTTTTATCACTATGCTTTTACCTGATATTGCACCAATATAGCCTATAGCTGAGACTGAGGCCTCTCGTGTCACACCTACAAGCATCTTGCCTGCCTCTGTGTTAGCGCTTACTCCATCTTCCTTCTGATAAGTGGATTGATAAATGCCGAACTTATCTATATTGTCTTTATGCCTTACCTCTCCTATCTGCTTCATACTATCGTTGTAGATTTTTACAAGATTAACCATGTTGTCAGTAGTATCCGAATAGGTCGCCCCTGTTATATCCTGTGACTGATCAAGTATTATCCCGCTTTTGAGACCTTTTTCAGCAACAACCAGCTTATCAGCATTCATAGACAGCAGATACCTTTTGCCAGTCTTAAGAAAAGCCTTTCTGTACGCTTTGGCAATGATGTCATAAAGGCTCATATCTTCACATATCATCTTGGGTATTACTACCCCTGTAGTTGCAAGCTTGTCTACCTTAATGCCTACACTGCCACAGATTTGTTTAGCAATCCGCTCAGGAGTCTTATTCTTAAATTTATACATGCCCATAGATCTAAGCAGATAATGTAAGAAGTCTCTTGCGGTGTAGCTTTCTGTACCTATCTCTGCCGACTTTTCCCTTGCTGTTATAACACCTAAGAAAAGCCTTGTCTTACTATCATACAGGCTTACGATATCACCAAGTTTGATATTTACATTCTTAAAGCCCTTATCATAACGATTGGCTGGCAATGAAAAGGTAATCTGCCTAGAGCTTTGATTGTGCGAGCCTGACCATTCTACGCTTGTGTAATCAAGCCACTTCTTATTCCATAAAAGCTTAATAGCCATTATCTAATCACCACCTCATATCCAATAAGAGCCACCACTTCTTTTACTTTTGCCTTCTTCCTCATAGCCTTTTTGATAACCGCCTTGTTGTTATTTCTAACCTTTTTCCATCCATCAGATGTGCCGGTGCACTTCTTTACAACCTTGCTCCAGGTGTCGCCTTTCTTCCAAGAGTAATTTGCTTCTCTTGTCTTGGTGGTTATTCTCTTTTTCGCTGCCGTTTCTCTGTACTCCTTAAAGGCTAACGAGTATTTAACATCGCCATTTCTCTCTACCTCGCCATACTTAAAAGATTCGATTGTGCAGAACATATTTATATCCGACTGTGTAATGATTAGATGAACTGTAGTATTTTTTTCATACAGTTTCTTTAACTTCTTGCAGTAGTATTCATAAGGTGGATGATATTCTCCATTTATGAAATCATAATCCGTGGCAGGGAAAAAGGACTCTAGTGTAATTGCATAGAGCCCTCTCTTGCCTTTAAGGTTAACTTCACCCTTGTTATGAATGTATACAGAAGTGTTGTTCTGTGCGCCTTCAATCTCAAAGCTAGCAGGATTCACTGGGAGAAGTATAGAGTTTTTTTCATTATTCCAATTAATAAATATATCCAATCTCTTCCCCTCCCATATTGTCGCTTGTCTCAAATATTTTCTTAGCTAATGCTTCAGCTATCTTATCAATGTCGCTTTCGCTTTTTACAACTATAGAATCTGCAAGCTTTGCGATATATACCGACTTACCACCGTTTCTCTTGGCACCATCTGCGTATGCTTTCCTTACAGTCTCATCGTGTGGATATACTCTAGCTCCTGAAGGAAGGTCTACAATCTCGCCACCTTTCTCAGAGATTTGAGCAAATCCACCTTTCCAGTTGTCCGTGCCTCGTGCAAGCATAGGCAACTGCGGGATATTGATGCCGAACTTCTCGCCACCGATACCGGGCACCCAGTCAGGGATATCAACACTTATACTGTTTATGCCCGCAATAGCTCCATTTATCATAGAGATTACGCCATTTATTGGCATTTTAAGCATTCCACCTAGTCCCTCAAAGATACCGCCGAAGATGTTTTTTACACCTTCCCAAGCCTTGCTCCAATTGAGTGTAAATACTCCTGTTATAAAGGTTATAATCCCATCAAATGCTGTTAGTAGACCGCCAATCATAGTTGTTATTCCGTCGAAAAGTGAGTTAAAATATCCAATTGCAGAACCTATGGCAGCTCCGATGACAACAGAGAATACAGCATGCACTGCTTCACCTATCTTGCTGAGCAAAGGACTGACAACCTTCCAAAATCCTTGTATATGCTCCCCTATTGCGCTGAACTTCTGCCCTATAGGTGCAAGTTTTTTCTTAAGACTGTCTCCTGAGATTCCAATTCTTTGAAATATATTCTTAACAAAGTTCCACAATCTGCCGGCTGCTGCCTTTATCTTATCCCAGTTTTTATATATAAGAACTCCGGCAACTACTACCGCTGCCAAGCCTAGTACCACAGCATTTGCAGGGGCTGTAACTAAGCCCATTACTGTTTTGGCTGTTTTGAACGCATTGCCAACCATTCCAACTGTCTTAACAAGCTTACCAACAACCATGACCGTTCTACCAAAAAGGAAGATAGCAGGACCTACTGCGGCTGCTATAAGTCCCACTTTGATGATAGTATCCTGCTGAGCTTTAGTCAGTGAGTTGAACTTATCCGCTAATCTCTGTATAAATTCCGTGCCTTGCTTAATATATGGCAGTAACCGCTCACCAAAGGATATCCCTATACCTTCAATTGTTGACTTTAATATGGTAAGCTGGCCCGATAGGTTGTTATTTGCCGTGTCATACATTTTTTTACAAGCACCATCTGAGTTGTAGATAGCCGTTGAAAGCTCGTTAAAATCGCTATCGGCAGAGTTGACTATTGCAAGCAATCCACTCATTCCGGTTTTACCTGCAAGAGCCGCAGCATACTGTGCCTTCTGCGATTCGGTCAGCCCTGCAAAGCTCTTTCTTGTCTCCCTCATAATTGTATCAAGGGATTTCATGTTGCCCTTAGAGTCTGTTAGAGATATACCAAGAGCGTCCATCGCTGTTTGTGATTCTTTTGTAGGCTTTGCCATCCTTGTGAATAAACTTCTTAAAGCAGTACCGGCAGATGATGCCTTTATACCACTATTCGCCATAAGTCCTAGGGCTGTGGATACATCCTGAGCGTTAAATTTTAGCGCTCCAGCTACAGGAGCCACATATTTAAATGATTCTCCCAGCATAGACACACTTGTATTTGATTTGTTCGCCGTCTGCGCTAATACATCAACAAATTTATTTGTGTCCTTTGCCTGCATACCGAAGGCTGTAAGGGCATCTGTAACGATGTCGGAAGTGCCTGCAAGGTCTTCTCCTGTAGCTCCTGCAAGGTACATTACTCCCTCTATACCATCTGCCATCTCCCCGGCTTTCCAGCCAGCCATAGCCATGTACTTAAATGCTTCTGCGGATTCACTTGCTGAATACTTTGTTTTTAAGCCCATTTCCTTAGCTTTCTTCGACAGCATTTCAAGGTCTGTCCCTGTTGCTCCGGATATCGATTGGACGGTACTCATTCCCTTTTCAAAGTCTGCTGCCAGCTTTACTGAAGCAACTCCAATTCCCGCAATAGGGGCAGTAACTGTTTTTGTTAGATTCGTACCAACTCCAGCAATGGCTTTCCCTGACCTTTCTATCTGCTTGCCAGCCTTCATCCATTGCCTTGCATTATCTTGTAAATATGTGCCTGCAATCCTTAAAGGACTCGACATTTTATCAACAAGCCGTAATGTTACATCAACTATTTTTCCCATTTATCCACCTTCTTAGCCTTCATACATTCTCTTAAGCTCTTCCTCTCTGTCTTGCATTTCCTGACTTATAAAGGCTTTCAGTATCGTTCTTTCGCCTCGCCCCATCTCTTTGACACAGCTTGGCAATATGTCGTGATAGCGAAAAAGGAGGTACATAAGTTGTACCTCCCTATTCGCCTTTATAAGTTTTTTATTTCTTCCTCTTCATTCTCATCCTTGGTGATTCCGCAAAGGGCAGATATTTCATCGCTTAACTCGTTTACCTCAATTCCGAATAGTTTTTCGCAAAGGTCTCTTGCAGTTTTGCAGTCAAAATGTGCCTGTAGGCTCTTGTTCATTAAGTCCGGCTCTACAAGTGCCTCGGTGCAAAGAATAAGCTTTGCATCATAAGACTTTGCAATATCAAAGCTACCGTTTTTATTGAACTGATAACCGACTATGTCATTGATTCTTCTTGATGGAATCTCACTTATGGTTACATCAACAGTCTCTTCTTTGCTGCCTAAGAGTGTCGCAAGTCTCTTTGACTTAAACACACCCTTTTTAAGCTCATCCGCCTTCTTGGAATCTATCTTTAATAACTCATCAACTAAATTCATTCTTTACCTCCTAATTAGAGTGATGGTATGGAATCAAGGACTTCCCAACCCGTAAAGGTAAATGGGATTGATTCTTCTCCAAGTTTCTTTACTTCCCAGTTAGCAAGAGTAATCTCGTCAAATACGCAGCCTGTGAGCTTAACTCTTTCCACACCTTCGGAATCAGGATCAGCAAGCTTTGATATAATGGTGCATTTAACCACTTTTCCCTTTTTGATGCTATCTGATAACTTGGTTAAGAAGTAGCTTGTAACCTTGTTGAGCTTGATTGTACCCTTACAATCTATGCCGGTTATCTTGTATCCTTTTACTAGTGTTCTTGCCTGATTGACCTCAGTCTTTTCAAGTGTAGCCTTAGCTTCAAGCGACAATACTTCAGCTAAATAGTAATCATCTAGCCATAACTCTCCATAAGTTCCATTAATTGCCTTTTCAGGTGAAAACTTATTTTCCATTTTTCCCCTCCTTAAATAGTGATGTTAAGAGATACATCCTCAATTGCATCGGTCATTGTGAGCGCTACTTTAAGGAATACATTTGAGCCTGTGTTGGCTGTCTTTATCTCTTCATCATTCATTTTACTTACATCTACACCCCTGCCCTTTAAATAGCTCCTGTTAGCCTCAATATCCATTTCAAGGGTGTAACCTTCAATTACTGAAAGCCTCATAAGTTCATCGAAATAGTTGCCAATTGCCGACATAAGAAGGCACTTATTGTCGTAATTGTTCGGATACTTACCGATATAGTTATCCTCTGTTGTTCTGCGGATGTCATCGGAGATCATATCAAGGGCATCCATGATTTTTATCTTTTGGAACTGTGTGTTCTTTTCCGGAGTAAGGGTAGTAAGTGAATTAACTCCCCTGCCTGTCTTTACCTTTTCACCATCCCACCAAACTATGAATTCTCCACCATCAACAGCACTATCCATTCTTTCCTTCGTAAGCCTTGTACAGTCTGTGAGTTCAGGAAGTGGCGCATAGGTGCTAGACATTTTAAGCGGTGTGCCTGCTATTATGCCGGCTATTCTGCTACAAAACTGTTCTGCGGTGTAGGCTTTATCACCTATAAAAGTCTTTTCCGTAGTGTAATTGATGATAGCCTCATTATCTCCCTTGGTATTTGGTATCACAGCCTTAATAAGTTTTTTAGCTGTCCTCTCTGCCTTTACATAAGACACAATTTCAGCTGTCTTTTTATCTGTCCCAACACTTGGAACTACAAGGTAGTTAAATTTGATGGTTTTAAGATAATCAAGTGCAGCCTTGTAGTTGTCTGCTGTCTTATTAAGCACATAAGCAATAACCTTGCTAGGTGCATTTACATAGCCCCTTAAGGCAAGTCTAATCTGTTCCTTATTGTCATCACTAAGGTTTGCAGGGATATCTGCTTCAGATACGCAGACAACCGGATTAACTTCCGGGATATTGGTGTCTTTTAATATTATTGCGATAATCCCTCTGTCTCCTCTTTTTATAGCCGTTGCAGCTATCTCAGAAAAGGAGATTGAAATACTTGGCATTCCCATTATTCGTCCTCTACTTTCTTTGAAAATTCAACATTATCAATAACTTCGCTATTGTCTTGGTGTGTAATTAAATTACACCATTCTAAATTTATGGTTATCTGTGGGATATTCCTGTCTATTCCCACATAATCCCAGTCAAAGCCTTTTACATCTATTGCCCTGCTGCCTACTTTTACGAAAAGCCCAAAGATATTCTTTATCCTGTCAATTACCCTTAAAGTCTCAACTTCATCCTTGCTTTTTTGCAGATAGGTTATATAAAAGGCCATAGAGTTGTACATCGTGTTATAGTTGACCGGTGAAACCTCCAAGGGCTTTAACTGCGTGAAAAAACACGGTCTGTCATAGGCTTCAATGACATCCGTGCTATAGTATTTATAGTCAGGAAATTCACTTCTTAGCAAATCAAGCAGGGCTTTCTTTACATCTATCAGAGTCATCATATAAGCCCTCCCTCTTTTAATAGTGCTTCTACCATGTTATCCACATGTTCCTCGAATTTATCCTCATAGACCTTAGTAGCCTTATCAAGATAATGTACACCTTGTACAAAGCCTATAGTCTTTCCCTTAACCTTTAACTCGTGCCCCTTCTCTACAAGGTGGAAATGCGGAGACTTTGCAGATATCTCAACAAACTGGTTATTCATAAGCCCTTGAACCTGTGACACTCTAAAAGACGACAACTTTCCGAGTGACTTTTTATGATCGCTCTTCGTCTTTGTGAGTTCTTTAGCGTTATTTACTATATTGCGCCTAAGAGCCAAGGCATCCTTTTTCAATAAATCTCCTGCCTTATCCGGGTACTTTGCCACAAGCTGGTCAAATGACATCTTTAGCTCATCTAATCCCTTGACTTTCAATTCTGCATCAGCCAATATCCATCACCTCTTTGTTGACATAATCCACACATCTGATTTCAAGCAGTTTACGCTCAAAATCCACATCTATAACGCTTTCTATTGAAAAGGTCCTGTCTTTATACTTTAAAAAACAGTTAGTGTCTATGCCTTCTGTATAGCGTATATAGCATTTGTGTGTTACTTTGCTTTGTACCTTTTGCACTTCGTAATATTCAGCCCCTCTAAGAGGCTGTAGCGTACCCCATACAGTCTTAATCAGTTGCAATTCCTTTGTAATCTGCCCCAAACTGTCTTGTATGTCGGCTAATTTATAAAAGGAAAGCCGTTTATCGAGCTTTCCAATTACTAAAGTTCTTATAATAACCACCTCCGTTACAAAAGGTTAACGCTGTGAGAGTTTAAGATTGTCATCACCATTCTGTTTACTCCTCCAGCCTTATCAAGCTGATAATTCCTATTGTCAAACATATCTGCGATAAGGACAAACAGTGCCTGCGTAATATCCGGATATTTATCAAGGCTCTCATCATCAAGCCCTGTATAAGTTTTGATATGCGCAACAGCACTGTCTTTCATCCTTTCAAGTTCAGAGGTTTCAATTTCGTTTGGCTCGTCAAGACGGATAAAATTTACAAGGTCATCAACCGTAACTTCACTAACTTTCATTTTTACCGCCTCTTTCTAAGTGTGGTTAGCCCTTAATTACTAGCTTTGCGATCTTCTGTGCGTTCTGTACCTTTGCATCAAGTTCAACAAAACCAAGTACCTCAACAGCATGCTGCCTTGCCTTAACTTCTGTAAGTACCTTGATATTGATGTTCTCAGATACCTTTGTAGCAAGTCCGGTATAGTCGCCGTAGTACATGACGGTTGCACCAGCCTTAACATCATCCATATTTGCAGAGGTATATACATCATGGCCAAATAAGGTATAGCCCCATCTTGAATTAGCATCCTTATTAAGCAGATAGTTACCCTGTCCGTCTTTAAGCTTTCTGACTGCAGTTCTTGTCTTTCTGCTCATGATAAAGTATGCATTTGCCTGATAAGCATCCGGAATAAGCTCCTGAAGGTCAATGATCTCATCTGCTGTAAAGTTTGCACCAGCTGTTTTTAACTCCTGCACTCCCTTTGACAGTCCATCAATCTTATTAGGCGTTCCTTTGAGAAGCTCTTTCTCTATAAATTTTGCTATGCTTTCTGACATTCGCCTAATTACAAATCCCACAACATCAAAGCTGGAATCATTAATAAGGCTGATAGATACATCCGTAATCGCTCTGCCAAGGAATCCTGTTAAGTTGATTGATTTAAACTTACCTGTCTTGCTTTCTCCATCTGTAAACTCGTCAGCGTATTCCATAGTTATGTCCGAAGTACTTTTATCATAATATGGAATACTTAAGGTTCCTTTCACATTATATCTGTCAGAATCCTGAAAGATAGGGCAGATTTCAACAACTTCCTCGATAATCTTGTTTGCGATGGTTGTTGGAATAACGGCTCCATTATCTCCCTTAGTCAACTCTCCTGCTCTTGTCTCCTCGCTTCTGATAAGCGCATCAAAAGCCTCGTAATCTCTTTCTTCAACACTTCTTTTCTCTTCTTCTACAGGTACCTGTGGCTCGCTCTCTGTTAACTCCCTAGTCTTTTCTAATGCTGCGATGGTCTTATCAAGTTCTCTTATTTCAGTTTCAAGGGCTTCAAATGATGTGATTTCATCCTGATTCATTGCCCTTTCTTCTGCCTTAGCCTTTTCAATAAGCGCCTTAAGTGCTGCAAGTTTCTGTGCTCTCATTTCAAACATTTTCTTCAAATCCATTTTGTTTACCTCCGTAAAATTAATTTTGATAATAAAAAAAGAGCGGTTATATCGCTCTTAATTCCATGTATCTGTTTTCATAGATGTGGTTGTTGTTAGGTTCTTTTTCCTTAACTTCAACCGTTTCAACTTCATCCGGTAAGAATCTAAGTTCAATCAAGTTATCAAACTCTTCTGCCCTTACCTCGATACTTGTGCCGTTATAGGCAGGCTTCCTTGTATCATCTAATATTGATACCTCTTTAAGCTCCAGTTCTCTGATTGTCCTGTGGGGGATGTCTTCGTCTGTCCTTTCCTCTTTTATAGGGATAAAGCCAAATGACCATCCAACCAATTTTTTGCTCCTAGCCTTTTCAATCACCTCCTTATCTCTGATTTCACATCTACACCTTAATCCTATGTTGTCCTCGCTTATATAGGTTTTATCATCGGCATTTGATGATAAAACTCTTGTATAATTGTGGTTTAACAACACCTTTACAGGGCACCCCGTCCTATTGGCTCTTTCAAGCGACCTTCTGAAAGCTCCTGAGGCTATTTTTTCTATGAACTTGCCCGATGCGTCTGTAAGTACCTTGCTGTCTCTTTCAACGGCATTAACATAGCCATCAATCAAAACCGAATCGTCTCTAACTTCAATCCGCATTAGTTTCATCTCCTTTCTTTGTATCGTTTATGTTGGTGTATTTGTCCGTATTTGGCGTATATACCTGTCCTGATTCAGGATAATAAAGCACATCTTGCAGTCCTAGCTTGATAAAATCAAGCCCAAACTCTGGCAGTCTTTCTTTTTTCCTTACTTCGTCAAGCTGCATAAAGCCACTATCAAGAGCAACTTTATATGCTGCGAAACGCTTTTCTATATCCGTCTTAGTCAGGTCCGTATCGTCAAAGGCAAAAAACATTACATTTTTTTCATCCTCTTGTAACAGCACACTATTGATTGCCGTCACAAATCTAGCTAATATCGGATATATACAGACCTCGTAAAAGCGTTTTTTATCTTCCTCTGTAGCTCCTCCGTTTATGATTGACGGTGGTACAAGGAATATCTTACAAATATCACGGTTATTAGTTTCTTTATTCTCATTAAGCTGAAGCTCTACAGATGAGTTTGAGGCTTCTTTGAAGGATAATCCATCATTTAATACAACAACATTCTCTGTGTTATTGGAATAAAGGTTGCGAAAAGCTCTTTTTAACGCTTCCATTGCCTCAGCACTAAGTCTTATTGCCGATTGAATAAAGCCTTTTTTATTGCCTCCAGTTTGAACAAGATTCTTTTCAAACTTCTGTGTACTGAGTATTATCCCCAGCAGTTCAGGAGTTTCAGCGATGATAGATTGGCCACAATATCCATTTTGCGTATTACGAAGTATTTTTATAAACTGCCAGCCTTCATAACTTGCCCCATTAACCAATATTTTGTAATCCTTAAATATCGGATCTGTGTTATACATAAAGCTAATCTTTTCAGGTTCCACATAATGAAGAGACTTAACCTCATTATTTACCCTGTTTATGTAGACATATCCGCCTTTTGATAGAAACATGTCCATAATCAGGGCTTTTTTCATTTGGCTAGCGTCTAAGGTGTCGCCTGTGTCGTCATTTAGCAGGGTAGTCCTGATGTCATCAACAATTTCCTCCACCTTATCTCCATCCTTTTTATACAGCTTGATTTTTAAGGATGATACTGTGTCTGCAATCATATTTATACAAGCTGACAGAGCCGGAATATTCAATGCAGTTCTTCGGCTTACTTCTTCATCACTAAGCAGCATCCTCAAAATGTCACTTGATACATCTGGCTCATTATCAACCTTTTCTCTTTTTTCTTTTTTCCAGTTAAATAAACCCACTTTTTCACCTCCTTTCAAGTTATACGACCTGTACCACAAAGCCATCATTGAATATTATGTCTTGCTGCAACAGGTATATTGCATTTATCAAAGCCACAACCATATCCACCTTACCGCTTGACTTCTTTTTATTAACATATCTATTCATATTGGTATCGTAGGTACATTTTGCGTTTTCAAAGTTGATTTCAAGCAAGGTATTAGCCTCATATCTGAATTGTCCGTTTTCAACTTTTTCAGCCAATAACTTGGTAGGTGGGTGCAAAGTGTCCGAATGCTGCCTTATTTCAACCGTGGTATATTTCTGATTCCACTTTTGCGCCGAACTCATAGCATTGTAGCGGTCATAACCGATAGCAACTACTTCACAGCCAAGCTTTGCCTCTACATTAAAAACGAAGTCCTCTATTACTCCGTAATCAACTACCATATCGCCACAAGCTATACATTTCATTTGCTCCACAAATCGCCTGTAGTCCACATGTTCAAACTTACTCTTTTCATCTATCCGCCCTTCCGGTATGAATGCCATCACTGTAGCCAGTATATTATCGTTGTCATCAACCCCAGCTATAGCCACAGCGCAGTTGTCATTTGTCTGAGCAAGGTCAACTCCAAGCCATACTCTTTTAGCAGTCCAATCAATCTTTTTTACGCTGCACTTCTTCACAAGATTAATGTCTATATAGCTTTCTGTGCCTATGCCCTGATAGATTATATTGCAATGCTTGGTTAGGAAATTCTCCCTTGCACTTTCAACCTCTATAGCTCTTTGCCTTTTAGTAAGCAAGTCTTGCCACATCTCCTTTATCTCAAGGGCTAAAGGATTAGCGTGTGCCAGTATATTGTCATTATCAGTCCAATTTTCTTTGTCATCAGGTTCGTAAAGCAAGGAGAACACCTTATCATCCTTTACAAATCCATCAAGAACTTTCTTGCAATATAAGACTTCATCCTCAAATGGGTTGTTGGCTGTAGGATACTTTGTAGATATTATAAAGCCTAACTTATTCAATATAGTGAGCTGACCGGACCTCATAGCCTCAATCGCATAAGGATTTGGCAAGGCTCCCACCTCATCAACCAGGAATACATTCGGCAACTTTCCGTCAAGCCTGCTATTTGAGTAATTAAGGGGGATGTATTTTGAACTCGTGAGAAAGCACTCAATATCATCTCGCCTTACCTTAAACATCCTATCCTTTCCCTCTTTTGGGAAAATCTTAGGATTGTAACCTATAATCTCTTCTATAGCCTTTTTAATTTCCCTTGACAGCGAGCCATCAGGAGCTACAGAATAAAAGTACGAATACATAGGCTCAAGGAAAAAGAGCAAAATAAAAAGAACGGCAATTATAAAGGTCTTGCCATTCTTTCTTGCTATTTCTAGCACAATAGTTTCATATCTGCGCTTTGCCTCGTTATCGCTACACATAACGCACAACGAGGCTATTATAAGCACCCACTGAAAGCCTGCCACGCAGTCATATATGCTATGATTAATCTTAAGCCCCTTAGGCATCCTGATAAGCATAAGAATCTTATCAATCTTTTCTACTCGGTCTGTATTGATAAAAAACTTCTTGCTCTTACCATCACAGATTTTAATAAATTCTTTACATTGTTTTTTGACATAATCAGGCACTTTTGACTTACTGCCACAAGCCTTCTTAGCGTATTTATATGACGGATGAGTTTTAATCAAATGCCGAGTACCTCTAATAGTGGATTTTGATTATCTCTTATTGCTTTCACATTCGCTATAGATATCTTTGCCCTTGCCTGTGGTGATAAGGATAGCTCATTACAGCATCTAAAGAAGTCTTTAGCTAAGTTTGTCCTTGCTGCTATCAGCTTGCTCTTTTTCATTATGTCATCGACCTGATTCATAGCTTTGTCAATCTGTATAATGCTATCTATGGTGACTGCGGTCATAGCCAGTATATAGTGGTCAAGATTACCCAATATTTCTGCCTCTTTTAAGTTGTCAACAATGTATTTATATATAACTTTCTGCTCTTTCGTCATGTAGCGTGGCGGGATAAGTTTATCCATCCCACCTCTTGCCTTTTCCTCTGCTGCCTTGCGTATTTCTACATCTTTCTTGGTATTGTGCCTAGAATTTGTCGATATAGTTTTAGCCGGTCTACCCATCTTTTCCCTCCTTTTCCCTCTTTAAATCTCATTTTGGGAATTTTATGTGGAAAAAGGGTGCGCGTCGGTCTTGTTTTTTTTCAATTTTCCCCTCTAAAAAGGTAGGGGGGATACTATAAATTTTTTTATATTCACACAACAACCACTCCTCTTCCTTCTGCGTTGAATTTCTCTATAGATTCCCTCACGAGTTGTCTTTGATTGTCTCTTGTAATCTCGCCTGCTTCGCACATCTCATGATGCACTGCACATAAAGTTATTAGATTTTCATTCGACAATCGTAGTTGATAATCCTCCTCGATTGGCACGATATGGTGTACCGATAAGTCATACGTGTTAAGCTGTCTTGTTGTGCCAATTAACATTGCCTTACAACATAAACAACAATACTTGTCTCTGTCTCTTATCTCTCTGCTCTTTAAGGTCCAGTCATTAGTTTTCCTAAAGGAGAAGGCCTTAGTATTGCGACGGATGCCCCACCGCTTACTTGCCTTGTCCTTAGCCTCGCAGACTTCTTTCTCTTCGTGTATGCGCCCACAATACTTACAGCTCTTAAGCATATACTCACATCCTTTAAAATGTAAAGAACCGGGAAGGAGGAAACTCGGCTCTTGATGTTATAACAAAAACGGCTATAGAAAAACCTACAGCCGTTTATGCCCAAATAGTAATTATTTCAAAACTTTTCTAAAGTATTTTGCTACTTTCAGCATATCTTTAGTAATGTAATCTGTCGGAATGTGTAAAATTCTCCATCCTACACCTAAGTTGTTTTTAACTACAAAATCTTTTTCAGCCTCCTTAGCTTTGTCACTATGGAATATTCCCCCATCTACTTCGATTACAACCTTTTTATCAGGTATGACAAAATCCAATCTATATTTTGCCACTTTCTGCTGAGGTATAATTTTATGACCTTGATGCAGGAGCTCTATTGCTACGAAAATCTCGGGTATACTCCCGTAACGCTCGCATCTTGTTTTGGCAAGGCTTATTGCTCTGCTGTACTTCTCTTTGTCGTCTCTTTTCTCAAACATTTTTTGTACTGCTTTGTCAAATTTCATTTCAGCCTTAGTCTGTATAGATATCTCGTCAAATATTCTTTCTGTCAATTCTTTCTCAACGGCTTGCCATTTCCTTTTTTTAGCCGTTTTGCAATACTCACAAATATATGCGCGTTTTAGACTAAGAGCATGTCTGCTTATTAGTCTTCCGCAATTTGAGCAAGGTATCTTGTAGACTTTTTTGCCTCGGTCATCGAGCCCAAATATTATGCCAAGATTCAAATAATTTTCATCTATTACCTCGAAAGTCATTTCCTTACACCTCTCACTATACTGATTTTACTACATTCAGGGGTCGCAGTCAAGCTTATATTCTACATATTGTGCCTTCAAAACACCGCTCTGCTCTTTTAAGTTTACACTTAACTGCATTTTCAGAATTCTGTAGTTCCCTAGCCATCTCTTTGATAGTCAGATACCGTATATATCGCATATATAGAAGCTCAGTATATTCTTTATTGCTCAAGGAAGTTAACTCTTTTTTTGCCTGATTCTTTTTCATTATGAATCCATCAATAAGCTCTTTAACTTCTTTCTCAAGCTCTATTATTTTTATAACGCTACTTTCTAACCCATCCCCGCGCTGGCTTGATTGTACTTTCTCAGACAGGTTACAACCTCTTAACCCATACATAGCTTTAAGGCTAGATAGCTCCTCCAATCGTTGGTTAATTTGCTCCTCCATTCTTTGAATCTCCTGCAAATATCGTTTTGCCCACATTGGCATCACCTTCCTTTGCTGTGGTTAAAATTTCCTTTTAGCCTTCCTCTTTGCCTCTTTCTCTTTTAATGCCTCAACTATATCCTCTCCCCGCACTCCATTTAGTTCTGTGTGCGAAATAAGGTAATCGAAATATTCAGACCTAAAGAAGCTTTCTGTAGAGCTGTTTACATAAAGCCCCTTGCCCTGGAATCTTACCCTTCCCCTTAATTCGGTTTTGTAATCATCCACTGCGCATTTGATAATGGCATATATCAGCCCATCAGTGTTATGTATCTCACTGCTTTTTGTTATCATGCTTCTACCTCTTTATACAGGCCTGCTTAACTCTTGATTAGCTTTTAAACTCATGGGTAAACAAGCCTGTGATATATGGTTCTAGTTAAATGGTAGCTCGCTACCTATGCCATCAGGTATATTCATAAACCCATCGGCATCAGGCGCTCCCATTTGTGGCTGTGCTCCTCCATCATTGCCCGCATTGCCATTTCCTGCATTACTCTGTGAGCTTGCCTTGCTTTCTGCGAACTCTATTTCTTCCACCATAATCTGTACACTGTAGACCTTCTGACCTTCTTTATTGGTGTAGTTATCATTCTGAATGCGTCCAGTAACTACTATCTTTGTACCCTTTTTCAGATACTTCTCGACAAATTCGCCCTGCTTGCCAAAGGCTGTGCAGTTAAAGAAGTCGGCAGTGGTTTCGTCGCCCTGCTTCTTGTATCTTCTGTCAACTGCAAGCGAAAACCTCGCTATAGCCATAGAGCTATCGGATTGCGAATATCTTACCTCCGGGTCTCTTGTAAGCCTGCCCATTAAAATTGCTTTATTCATGTTTTAAGTCTCCTTTTTCTTAATATTATTTATTAGTATTACATGCAGTCTTTCCCTTGCTCTTCTGCACTCTCCATTTGTAATTACGCTGTGTAGATAGCACATATTTATTGCATCTGCTATATTTTGCACAGTATCGGCATGATTCCCCAAGGTATAACCCTGTGTATTTACTTGTAGCTCTATGTCGTCACTAAGAGCACTATAATCAATTTTGATTTTTACCATTACTTCTAATCTCTCCAACTTCTATTAAATCCTCTTTTGCCTCTGTAAGCTCCTTCACTATACCGCTATAGGTATTAAGGTTGTTAAGGTAAACCTTGCAGTTCTTTTCAAGCAACCTGATTATATCTACCAGCTCCCTCTTCGGTAGATTCATCAAGGTGCTGTCACTCAATGTATTCCGTCCGTCTCCTATTCCCATTCTGTACCTCCAGTTATCAAGAAAATTCAATCGCCAAATACTTGCCGTTTTCTATTGGGAAATAATACGTTCCTACAGATGTATATCCCGTCCAGCCTAAGCACTCTTTTTCGCAGTATTGTCCTTTCCCTTGAGGTTTCCCAGTAGGCTCATCTACTATTCGCATAGCACTAGCATGTATGTCTCTAAAAAATGCATGGTATAACTGGTTAATCTGTTCTGTTAAGTAGTTCCCCTCCTCAGGAGGAATAATTGCATAATGCTTATACTTTTCAACAATCTCAATTACATCGTTTGATAATTTATTCATTCTAAATCAGCCTCCTCTACTATCTTATCACTACTCTTTAATCTATCCCTATTTGCCGACCTAAACATCATTAGCAGCATTTCAGTTACTGACCTTTTTCTACTCATTTTCCACTCCTTTGATAAAGCTCAAAATATGTGCTATTACATCCACCGTCCAGCCATTGCCTAGCATTTTATAACGCTGATTATCACTTAGCGGTTTATCGTTCAGCTCTGCCAAGGTGTAGTTATCAGGTAATGTCTGCAATCTCTCACATTCAATAGGTGTCAATCTTCTGATGTATCCTTCTACTAATATCCCATGCTTATCCTGAGCAGTAAGGGTATAGAATTTATTGCCATCATTAAACCTTTGCCCATTCTGTCTTTTCTCAACCCTATCAGGGGTTATACAACCAAAAAGATATTGCCCCATTTTTGCAGCTCCGCCACCTGCCTCACCACAAAGGGTTACTGCCTTATCGTGTATGTAGTAAACTCTGTTGCCTTGACTGTCCTTGTTGAAATATCCAACCTTTCCCCTTTCAACTTCTTTTTCAAGAATCTTCAAGGTTTTATCAAATGGCACTATGTACTTTTCAATGCACTCAAGGATAAAATTACCATTCCAGCTTATAAACTGCCTTGCTGTCATCGTAGCAGCCTTTTCCGGGCTAACTGTTACATATTGCTTTTCGATAAGATATTTAGCTCTTTCGGTAAACCATTTACACCACGATTCTGACATAGCAACATCTAAATCTGCATTTTCGTTCACGATATCCTTGAGCATTATGCCCTTATCCTTTGGCTGAGTAACACCCTCTATGTTAGTCCAATAAAGCCTCTTCCTTCTTTGTGCCGAAAGCAGAGCGGAATCAATCTTTATTGGCTCAGAGCCTAAGCAGTTTGATATTGCTTCTTCAACCTCTATTTCCATTTTTACATTTTCAAGTAAGAATAAAATATTAGGGTTCTTTGCCCTTATAGCATTTAACACTCCTAGATACTCAAATAAAAGCTTACTTCTTTTGTCAGCAAAATTTAACCGCTTCCCAGCAATGCTAAACCCTTGGCAGGGACTGCCGCCTATCAGTAAATCTATACTGCCTAGGTCTATATCCCAATTTCGCCAATTCTTAACATCCCCCAATTGGATAATATCGCTATACCTTGCCTTACTCACCGCCAACGCAGGAGCATCAATCTCGCTTGCGTAGTATTTATCAACTGATATCCCTGCTCTTTCAAGTGCAACCTTACCACAGCTAATACCATCGAATAGGCTTAATACATTTAATCCCATTTCCCCTCCTGTGTAATTTTTCCGTTTATCCCTCGCAATCTATAATTTAATTCATTACCCTTAAACTCTATAATCCTGCCTTCTGCCATCTCTATAAGCCTTGAGCCTATAGCACTGTCAAAGTCTAATAGCTCGCTTGTGGTCTTTTCACTGGTTACAATCACAGGCAGATTGCACACATAGCGATAATTGACTATCTCGAAGAGGATATTTATATCGCTCTCTGTAGTCTTGCCTTTTAGCAGGTCATCAATAACCAACATAGGAGCTGTTTTTAGCTCGTCAATGGTCTTGTTGTAAGCATCTTCATCGGTTATATTCTGCTTGAGTCTTGTAATCATTTCCCTGTAAGGCATATAAATAACCCTGATTTTTTGGTAATCCAAAAGTGCATTTGCTGAAGCTAGCGCAAGGTGGGTTTTGCCACATCCTACTTGACCAAGCAACAAGATTGAATTATGCCTTGATTCTTTGAAGTCCTGATAGTTCTTACAGTAATCAACGCAGATTGTATATGCCTTTTCAAGCTGAGCTATGCCCCTTGTGTCAAAATTCTTAAAGCCTTTAGCCCTGAATGGCTCACTTATACCGCTTCGGGCAATCCTGCGTTTTGCCATAGTTGGCTCAAAGCATTCACACCGCCTTGCCATGTCGCATCCCTCTTCATCAACCCATGTTATCCACATAGAACCGCCACATTTAGGGCATACCGTGGATTCACCGTTTATGTTCTCCATTCATCCTCCTTCTGCCTAAAAGGGCTATTTAATGCCTAATTCGTCAAGCATTTCAGCCGTGACAGGATTTTCCACTGGCTCCAGCATCTGCCTCTGTATTGCCTCAGATATTGACTGGTTAAAGGCTGCCTGCTCTGATATAGGCGGACTATCTCCACGGATTGAGGGCTTGCCCCTGCATTCGTTCAAGTAGCCCTCAAACTTTGATGGGCTGAATAAGGTTGCAGGACGCAGATACTTAACCATATCGGGGTTATTCAGCCATTGCCCTGATTTAGTATCAATAACCTTCTTGCAGTCCTCTACAGTAAAGCCATCATTAAGCCTTGCCCTTATAGGCTTTATGTTAGCCTCTGTGGTTGCTCTGTAGCTTGAGCTTGTCTTCACGTTGAGGTAGTCAATAACCTCGGTTGCATCTGTATCGGCTTTGTTTTCCTTTGCCTTTTTAGGCTTTTTAGCCTGTTCAGTGCGTGGCTCTCCCTTGGTATCGTCTATGGTTTCGGGTTCGGATTCAACGCATGCGGTCGAGCCTGCTCGACTATATATGTCTTTTAAATCTCTATCTCTATTCTCTTTCTCTATATCTCTATTCTCTATGTGACATTGTGCAGAAATGTCACAAGATGTCACAGCCTTGTCACAACTTGTCACACTTGTGTCACAAGATGTCACACCGCTGTCACGCTCCCCATTGTCACCTGTCACACTCTTGTCACGCTCCTGACGGCTTTTTCTCTGTCTTTCTGCGGATGTTGATTCACTTCCTATCATTTCAGGGAGCTCTACAAGGTAGTAACTTCCATCTTCTAACACCTCTAATAACTTAAACTGTATAAGGTTATCAATAATCTCCTGCATTGTATCTTTTTGATACCCTAACATCATTGACAGCATTTCAACTGTATAAGGGGTGTCCTCTGTGTACATAAGCCTGCAATCTGTATTTATTGCCATAGTTAATAGGCGCATATATACACTTATATGGTCTGCCCCCTTGCTTGTTAAAAGCATTAGTGAAGGCTTTGAAAAAAAGTCGGCTGGTAATTTCAACCAGTAGTATTTTTTATCTGCCATATCTACTCCTTGTTATCATCATCTATTACGCTTTTAGCAAGGTTTAAAAACGCTTTTTCAAGTGGGGTATGTACTTCAACCTCTTTATTAAATCCGTAATTTAGAAATATCTGAATTGCTGGTTTGTACAGGTCGGGTGGAAGGTTATCAGTAAGCTCCATCAAAATCTTGTTGAACACAAATGAATCACGCTCCTTAATATCAATCATCTTTCTTTACCTCCTTTATTAGCACTTCTATCCTTGGATTCTTCTTGTCAATCTTGAAATACTGGCTATACCCTGCGATATTATCCCAGCCATCATTCTTTAGCACTTTACAGTCCTGCAAGGCATCTTCAATCACTTTTACCGCAAAGGCATTTATATTTGACTTGTCGCGCCTTTTATCTGCCTCGTAGTAGGTGTATTCGATAAATACCTTTTTATCGATTTTGATGCCTTTTAGCTGTGTTCTAATAGCATCATTTGCTATGCGTTCATACTTCTTTTTCATTTGTGCGCCTACAAAGCGGTTGCGGTTCATAGCCCCTATAAAGTCATTTAGGGCTGGAAATGTGCGGTTACTCTTGTAATGCACCCCTTCAATAACAAAGCTGTATTCTTTCATCTATGCCCCCTTGTAGTCCTTTAGTAGAAGTCTCCTATAAGCTCATCAACTGATATAACTCTTGACAGTGGAAGAGTATCCGCGCAGTAATCACAATGCCCACAATGTATCGGTTCTGTTGCTCCTGTCTTGATGTCCTGAATCCTTGTTATATTGCTTTTGAACTCTTCAAGTCTTTCATTCATCATGGATTCAGGTATCTCGATAACTGCTACTCTTGGATGTGCCACTGTATCGGTCTTGTCCTTGCTGATTGCACATATATAGAACGGCAACAAGTCGCCTGTGTTCTGTCTGTAGATTTCCCTGTATACGGCAGCCTGGATGTCATATCCCCAGTTCTCTACAAATGAAACCCTATAGCCGTAGTCTTTAATGTAAAAGTTATCTCCGATGCTCTTAACCGTTTTAAGGTCGGTTATCCTATGACCGTCTACGCTGTCATATTTACACTTGATCGGCACTCCTTCGATTTCCCCTGTCATAATTAGCTGTTTATCGCCTTCCATATACTTCATAAAAAGTGGCTCTTTTTCGGCTCTATCTATCATTACAGAGGCTTGCTTGAACTCTGATTTTAGCTCTCCTGCCGTTTTGCCCCTGCTTGAATAGATTTCAGGATGTGAAGCTGAGAACTGTGGAAGTGTACCCTCAAAGTAAGCATCTACATAGCTTCCAACCAATAAAGGGGTAGTTATAGGAGTTTCAAGCTCGCCTTTTACCTTGGCAAGGGCTGCATGCTCGCAACCCTGCCTTCCTATAGTTCCGCAGAAATCCCTGTACTGCGAAACTGACACATAAGCCATATTAGCTTCTTTGCTGTAATAGTTATCACTGGTTAATTGTAATCTGTCCATCTTCTTCCACTCCTCCTACAGGCTGTTCCTGTTCTTCTGCAACCTCTTTATACTCTCCATCTGCAACTACATTGCCTTTTGCGTACACATCATGCGCCTCGGTCTTTTCTTTCTGTGCTACATTCTTAATGTCTGTATCTGAACCATCTTCATAAGCCTGATTAGCTTCTGCTGTATCAAAATTAAGGTCAATCATTTTACAAAGCCTTCTGAGCACTGTCTTCTTGGCCATCTCTCCGAAGCTGTCCTTCCACGCCTTAGAGTTAGGAATTTTAGAGTATGTCTTTCTTGTATTCTCAATCTCGCTAATGCTCATAGTGTCGTAAAGCATCGAGCCATCAGTGTAGTAGCATACCGCAAATGCTCCGATTATAGCACCGTCATTAAAAGGTTTAGGGTTAAAGTTTATACTCTGCGCGCCGTTTACAATTCTTTCTTCAAATACATCACCCTCACGCACCAGTTTTGCGTATATGTCTTTGATTGGGTTACTGGAGTATCTCTTGCAGACTTTAACCTCTCCTTTATAGTCGGTTTGGAATTGGCACTGCGTACCGTAAGGAATGGCATAGCATTCGCCGTTAAAGAAGTCTAATCCTAAGAATGCCCCTTTTAAGAGCGTTCTAACCACTGTACCCGATTCACATCTTGAGAAGTCCGTCTTGCCGTCCTGTAGCACTGTCATACAGTTTTGTAAAAACCTCTGCTTGTTGAATTTATCAGGCAGAGCCGACACCTGTCTTTGTAACGCTGAATCAAGATGTGAATATATAACGCTTAATGCTTGTTTATCCATTGTTTTATTCCTCCTGTATTAAACTTCAATTACGGTTAACTCGTTATCGTCTGTGGTTCTTGTTGCTATGAACTGTAATCCCTTTTCTTTGCACTTCTTATAAAGGTTTTCCCTCATTTCGGTTGCGAGCTTCTCTATTCCGTCTATAAGAATGATTTGCAGTCCGTTAGGCTTGCTTATTGCTATGTCTATACAAAGGTCTAGTTTTTCGCCCTCTGACAGGTTGCTGATAGGTAGTCCATTTATAAGTGGTATGCCGTCTTTAACTGTAAGATTAGCTATTGGAAGTTCAGCCTTTTCAAGGATTACCGCTGGTAGGTTTCTTGCAAGCTCTATCTTCTCGGTTAGCTTCCTTGATTTCTCATTGAGGGCTTCAAGCTCTTCCTGTAGACCTATCATTCTTTCATACTCATTGATATATGACTTCATTCTTTCAGCCGTCTCAGCCTCTAACGCAAGGCTGTCAATTGGCATTATCTCTTTATCCGCAAGCTCTGCATAAGTTGCTATATTGCTTAGATACTGTGCCTTTTCCTTTTCAAATTCGCTTTCTATAAGCCTTGCCCTATCTGCCTTCTTTGTGTTAAGGCTCTCTTTTTCCTTCTCAAGGGCGATAATTCTTTCTTTTAGCCTTGCAAGCTCTGAATCAATGTTGTTGCTCTCGGCTGCCATTTCCCTGTCAAGGCTTGCCAGCTTAATCTCTCGGTCAGCTTCAAAGCTCCTAAGTTTATTCGCCTGCCCTTCAACCATTATCTTTGCTTTTTCTATCTCACTGTTGGTCTTTCTTATCTTCTCAACCTTCGTGTATAGCTCCCCAAGGTTGATACTCTTCCAGTATTCAAGATTATATTCAACAGGTATCTCGCCTGCTATTTCTTCAATTACCGACTTCTTAGCCCTTGCTTCTCTGTTGATATCCTGCCTTGTCATATAATACTCGCCGTTTTCTGCCTGAATGTCATTGAGCACGGCTAGGATGTTTTGCTCATAGTTTATCCCTGTTGGAATCTCTCCGAACCATTCACGGATGGTATTCATATCCCATTCATACTGGATAAGGTCAAGAAGCATTGAATTTTGCTTTTTAGTATCAAGATTCATAAAATCTACAGGGGAAAGCTGCAAAGTGGTTACAATGTCCTTTAAGAAGCTTTCAGGACTGCCAACAGGCACGCCATTTTGCTTTATTGACTTATAATCAGCCATTCCGATTCTTGCCTTCCTGTCAAGCAGAAGCCCTGTATCGGTTTCGATGATAATTTCGCCTTCTGATTCGCCGTTTCTGACTATGTACTGCCTATCGGATTTGTTAGTTAAAGCGTATCTGATAGCATCTATAACGGAGGTCTTGCCTGTTCCGTTCTTTCCTGAAAGCTCTTTATTACTTCCGTCTGCCTCATACTCTTTGATTCCGAAAAGGTTTTTAATTTTGATTTTTGTAATTTTCATTGTTTTTATCCCTCCAATAGTTTTTTATAAAGCTCAGTATCAAATATCTGCCTTGCGTACTGGGCTATCAGTTTAATTGTGTAGTAAGGGCTTTCAACATACTCATAGCCCATATTGGCAAGCATATGCTGCTTAAGCATTGCATATTGCTTTGCCTCTTCGTAGACGAAATCAGGCAATTCAAAGCCTAACTCTTTATCTACACAGGCTTTATCAACCCTTATTTGTATTTCTCCCATATCTGTTCCCCCATAATCCTCTCAAGGTCTTGTGTTATAGTTGTAATCCCTATCATGTGTGCGTGTTGAAATTCTGCCGTTGCTCCTCCTGAGCTCTCCCAGTTATCAAGGAAGTAGGCACAATCTGACAATTCCAGCAAGGCTACGCATATGTCCATGTAGTCTGAATGCGTAAAATCACCGACCGTCACATTGTCTTGTAAGCCTGCTGGATTGATTACATTGAAGCCTAACCCCCTCAAGTGCTTTTCTGCCTCTTTGAATCGCTCTTTGAAGTCGGGTACATCGGTTATACCGCCACTAATATAGACTGTCATCATTCAAGCTCCTCCTCATCTATAAACACTCTTGATATCCTGCCATTATCCACTTCAAAGGACATTCCCTTTAAGTCGTGTGCCTTGGTTAAGTCATCCACTGTGACGGTTTCCCAGTTGATATCCTGTAATTCATTAATTGTCATTGTTTTATCCTCCTAAATGTGTTATTATATCCTTGTAATTTTTATTGTTTTTATCCTTTGCAGGTTGTTTTAGTCGGCAACCTGCTTTTTTTCGTCCTCAAGCCCAAGCCATTTATTGAGCTTACTACGATACACCTGATAGCTCCGTTTTTTATATCCTGGCATCGGCTGAATAACTACGCCTATATCAATTAACTTTCTATCCATTAGGGCTTGCATTCTCGCAACGCTCATACCTAAGAGCTTGGCGGCTTCTTTGTTATTCACTCTTTGGCACTCCATCGCATTTCCTCCTTCTTAATATCAAATTACATTTAATTTTCTTGCTTTTCTTAGGGATATACTTCCTTAAGAATCCAATAGTCTCTTGCATTTCGGATATGACTTCCTGCATAAAACCTACTTCCTTCCAACACTCAGCCTGTTCAGCTTTATCTTTTGAATTAAGTGCTTTATCAGCCGTGTCAATCAACCGCCTCTTGGCAAACTTTTCATTCACCTTTAATGACAGTATCAAGGTTTCAAGGCACGCCTCCGTCATCTCTACAGTTATACGCTCCTCCATTGTTATACCTCCTCTAATTCTTTATTGAACGCTTCCAGCCACTCCGATGTTGTGAACGCCTCTAGGCAATCCTCACATATACAGCCTTTAGGGGCTGACAGATATCGGTCGCCTTTATACAGTATGGCTTTACAGAACCTGCATATAGTAACGGCTTCGCGTTTATCCGTACTGTTAGGGCATCTTGAATCACAAGGTATATGTCTACATATCATACACATCGCTTTGTCCTCCTATTCTTTAATATTTAGGGTACATTCAACCCTATACTTTTTGCTAAGTTCATTGATTTTTGCTATCTTTTTCTCCATCATTGCCGTATTACAGTTGAGGCCAGTAACCTCTATATTTACTTTGGTCTTATGCTTCGCCTCTCTGCCAATTTTGATGTATGCCCATATAAGAAAAGCGATAGAAGCGATATACGGTACAATCTTTATAATTTCCATTAACTGGTTCAATTGAATCACCTCCTTTTTGTATATCCTTAAGAGGCTAAGCTCTTAAGAAAATAGTTGATAAAGTATTTCTGCCCTATGCCAGTAACCTTTGTAGTTTTGGTTATACGTATTGAGCCATCGGGATTATTGATAGTGGTTTCTTTTACCTCAAAAAGCTTCATCTCCATCGCCCTCTGTGTTGGCATGTTCCTGCTTGCACCTGACTTCATTAAAAAGCCTTTGCTTCTTAAAATTTCAAAAAGCCTTTGCTGTCCTGTGTTGTAGCCATTCTGCTTGAGTATCTTCGCAAGGTCGCCTATAAGTATGGAGGTGTTGCTTGAGCTTACTGCATCGGCAAATATTACCTTTGGTTTATCCTCTTCAACCTTTGCTTCAAGCTTCTTTCTTGCTTCCTTTTCCTCTTTCAGTTTTGTGAGGAGTTTTATACCAAAGTCGGGATTTGCAAGGGCTTCTTCAAGCGTTCTATCCGTCATATATGCCCCATGCCGTCTCACACTCTTTAGAATCTCTTTAACCTCCTTTTTGAATGCCTTAGCTATAGGCTTACGGCTCTGCATCAGGACTTCATACAAGCCATCCTCTGTCAAGAACCAGCTTTCCTGGTTGCCTCCAAGGGTGTAAACATTCCTTACAACCTTTTCTGTATCATCCACACTATCAAGCATTGACCTTGAATTGCTATGCTCAATCCATTCAGCCACATCTTTAGCTAGGAATAATGGATTTTCAAAATCTCCGTAGATTCTAAAGTCTTTATTTAAGACTGTTCTTTCATCAATGATTTTTAGTCCTTCCATTCGCTCTCCTTTCAGTTTTTAAGGAAATAAGTGCGACAAGTATGCTTTCTTTGCTCTCTTTTCCATCCTGATTTGTTCCTCTAATATCTCAATCTCTTTATTTAATACTGAAAAACACTCCACAACTTTTGCTTGTTCTTTCAGGTCAAAATGCCACAATAGCCTAAACTCTTTTAGAGCCTCCTTCTGAATGTTTATCGTTGTTGCATATTTTGATGCAAATAACGGGAATGACCGTTCAATGGCTATATGGAAGTATATAGGGATACACTCCACAGTCGGAAATGCTACTGCGTATCTTGTCTCTACCTCTCCGTCAACTGTTAACATCGATACAATACTGTAGTCCCCTATCGCACTTAATGGGAAAAAGACACTCCCCATCTTGTAAATCTTCCCCTTTATTGCTCTTTCTACTGTCGCAATGTTTACTAATTTTACTTCCTGAATACTGTTCATTTCTTTTTAAGTCTGCCTCCAGTCCTTTTTTAAGATCAGGCTTTTCAGTTTCAAGCTCTGATATAAGTCTGTATAATTCTGCTCTTGTTCTTTTCTCCTCCGCATCAATTTCAGCAAGGTTACTCATTATTTCAAGCAAATCAGGGATTTCCTCTTCCTCGCTTGTATCTACATAGCGTGGAATATTTAGGTTATACGAGTTATCAACAATCTCTTTTCTTGAGATGCTTTTTGAATATTTGTCTACTGCCAGCCTGTGTTTATATACATTGATAATTTTTTCAATTTGACTTTCAGTTAAACAGTTCTGTTTACCTTGCTTTTTAAATTCTTTGGAGCTGTCAATAAAAAGAACCTTATCCGTGTTCCTGCCTTTTCTGAATATCATTAAGCATACAGGTATATCCGTATTTAGGAATAGCTTATCCGGAAGACCTATTACAGCATCCAATAGATTATTTTCTACTAATTTTTGCCTTATTTTTTCTTCCGCAGCACCTCTGAACAGAAGCCCATGTGGCACAATAGCAATCATAATTCCTTGTGGTTCTAGCAAATATATGCCATGCAGTAAGAATGCATAATCAGCCTTTGAATTTGGCGGGATGCCGTATTCTAAAAACCTTACATCATTTGCTGCATTTTTACTCTCCCACTTTAATGAATATGGCGGATTCATTATTACATTTTTAACACTGTAGCTACTTTCTGCATTTTCTACCTCTTCGATTTTTGAGTATTTCACCGTTGACGATAATTTATATGTGCGAAAGATTTCACCTGTAAGCACATTTTTTTGAAATACTAAAGCGTTTACATTATTAAATGCTAGATTAAGCAGCAAGAAGGGGATTGCTCTTTCTGAATATTCCTCCAAGTAAAGCTTGTCGGCCTTACTTAAAGCAAATATGCTAAGTCCGCCAACCCCTGCACAGACATCTAAATAGCTGCCTCCTTCTGTTAACTCAGCCACAACCTTGCACAGGCATTCAGGAGTAAAATCCTGCTTAAGTTCGTTCCTGTCCGAATGTTCCGTTTGAAAGTAACTAAAATCCAATGCCCTGTCTTTAAATAACCCTGCTTTACATATCTTTTCTATTATTGCCTCGCTGTCTTGCAATAGTTCTTTTAATAAAGCAGTTGGCAATTTGAAGTTTTCTTTTACCCCTAGTATCTCTTTAAGCATCTCCTTCCAGCTCCTTAACTGCTGCCTTGGTTTCTTGGTAAGTTTTAATGTCTATCACCTCCTCCCTTACGCAATTTCCAGCGTTGTCTCTTTTTCTTCCTTAGCTTTCTTCTGCATCTCTTCCTTTAAGTCAACTATCGCTTCTCCATATCCTAAGAGTTTAGCTTTCTGTACATCTGACATCTTCGGAAGAGCTTCAAGCATTACCGTTATTATCTTTACTTCACTTTCTTTCACACTAATCACCTCTTTTCTGTGTAATTCGGTTGTCTATGAATATAGCATAGTACACAAAGAATATTTTGTCAATAGTTTTTTGTTTTCTTTGAAAACTTTTTTCTTGACATTTATTTTTATGTGTTGTAATATGTTGATGAAGGGAGGTGTTATTTTGAACGAGCGACTTAAACTTTTAAGAAAAGAATTGCATATAACATTAGACCAATTTGGAGAACGCGTTGGAGTTACAAAATCAGCTATATCAAATATCGAAAATGGAAATCGTAGTTTAACCGAGCAGATGATTAAGTCAATATGCAGGGAATTCGATGTAGATGAAGAGTGGTTGAGAAACGGTACAGGCTCAATGTTTATTGAGCGTACCCGTGATGAAGAGATTGCTAAATTTATAGGAACTATTCAGAGTGTTGACGATGATTCTTTTATGAAAAAGTTCATATCAATGCTTGCGAAACTTGACGAATCAGAATGGAAGCTTTTAGAAAAAATGGCATTAAAACTTACTAAAGAAAATGAAGAGGACCAAGTTAGTCCTTAGCCCTCTTCTCCATGATTGCTTTCACGTATGCGTAGATGATTTTTAGCCTTCTAACATCTGCCTTCTGAAGCATTTCAATGATACATTTTTTGTAGTCCATTTTGTAAACCTCCGTACTTGTGTTTGGGAATACTTTGATTATACCAAACATTTGTTCGATGTTCAAGAAATAAATTATTTTATAAAAAGGAGTAAAACAATGAAAAAAAAGAAATTATGGGTAGCAGTAGGTGTAGTTATTTTATTTGTTGCCATTGGCGGTATTTTTGGAAAAAGAAACGAGAATGCTGATAATGCTGATTCAGGAACTAAATCAACTTCTAATGTGGTAGCCGAAACTTCATTGGTAAAATCCTCGTCAACCAATTCTAGTACAAGTTCTGCTGAGGATAAATTAGGTGACTTAGGCTTTTTGGAAAAGAATGTCAGAAACGATACTACTGGTAATTATCGCATTATGAAAATAGCTGAAGACGTACAAATAGAGGATATAGCCCTTGATTACTACAAAAAGTATTTCAGTGATTCAAAGGAAGTACATTTTATTATTAATTTTTCAAAGAATACGACCACTTCTATAACTGATATGGGCACACTTTTAGATGTAACTGTTCACGAATATGTGAGTAAAGAGGAACACGATGCAAAGGCATTGGGTGGTGGTACAGTATTAGCTGAATATCATGTAGATAAAGAGTCGGGGAAAGTTGAAAAAGTACAATAATAAGGTCCGGATATAAAAAACGGGCTGTCACCTACCTGAGTAAGGACAACCCTGAATTAACAAAGCATGTGTGGTATAGCACATTGGGTTGTTAGATTCAAGACTAAACATGTGTTCCATTATTGTTGATGTCAACAAAATTGCTGAAAGTGGTTGTCAACCGATAGTTTACAACCATCCAACTGTAAACTATCAGTTGACAGTTGAAAATAAAAAGCCCTCCTGCGCCAACAGGAGAGCAACCATCATTTACCGGGCGATAACCAGTAAACAATTTATTCAACCGTTTAAATTGTAGCACATCGCCCTGTAGATTGCAATATTTACAGGGTATTTTTGCGCCCAAAATTCAATCGTGTAAGTGTTGTGTAAGTCTATGTAAGTCAGAAGCAAGTATTATTTGTTCCAAAATATCAGAACTAATGGAGGTAAAATATGCCAAAAAAGAAAAAATATCCGCGTCTAAGGAATGGGTTTGGGAGCATTAGACGGCTGTCAGGCAACAGAGCCAACCCCTATGCAGTCTTTGCCCCTTCTACCTACAGGGATGAAAGGGGCTATCAGCTTTATGATAAGGCTCTAGCCTACTGTCCTACCTGGGAGACTGCCTTTTCTGTCCTTTTGAACTTCCATACAGGACAATACAAGAAGGGCGATATTTGCCCTAATTTGCTTGAAGAGGTTGACCATGGACAGTTAACCCCTGTAGTGAATAAAATCCTATCTGCGCTTAATATAGGCACTATAGAAGGCGAAACCTTTGCACAGGTCTATGATAGATTTATGGAATGGAAGTTTTCTGAAAGTAATAGAAAGCTTAGCAAGGCATCCCTAGCTTCATACAAGGCAGCTTTCAAAAATTGTACCGCTTTACACGATAAGGTTTTTTCACAGATTAAAACCATAGACATGCAGAATGTAGTTGATGACTGTCCTCTCAAACATTCATCTAAGGAGCTTATAGTAAATTTATTTAAGCAAATGTATAAGTATGCAGATATACATGAGCTTATAGAGAAAGATTACTCTACACATGTAGCTATTAAGACTGAGAATGACGATATAAAAGGCATTCCATTTACTGCGGATGACATAAAAAAGCTATGGGCTAATAGCGGTAATCCTATTTGTGCCAATATCCTTATACTAATATATTCAGGTCTTAGAATTTCAGAGTATGAAACGGCTGAAATCAACCTAAAAGATGGGTATTTTTTCGGAGGAGTAAAGACAGAGGCAGGGAAAAACAGATATGTGCCTATTCATTCGGATATAATGCCACTAATAAAAGAAAACCCGAATAGGCTTAATTCGACCAGCTGGCAATTCAGGACAAGAATGTATAATACATTGGAGTGTTTAGGCATAGAGAAGCATACACCTCATGACTGCCGTCATACCTTCGCCATGCTGTGTGACGAAAGCGGGATTAAAGAAAATGATAAAAAATTTATAATGGGGCATGCTTTTCAGGATGTAAGTAATGCAGTTTATGGCCACAGGACTTTAGCTTACTTAAAAGAGCAGATAGAATTAATAAAGGTCAACAAATAAATAAGCGTATTTTGTTATTGTTTGTTATCATTAAACCCTATTTATTCACAAAGAACCAAGTTAATAACTACAAATTCAAAACTTCTAAAATACGCTTATTTACAGCATTATCTTAAGTTTTTGGCTTAAAATCAAAGTCATTCAGTTTCTGCTTGCTTTAATACATTTTTAAGATTTCTCACATTAAAACCTTGATTTTAAGCCATTCTTACACAGATTTGTTATCGTTTTGTTATTAATAAACTATAACTTATCTTAATATAAACAACAAAAAACATCAAATTAAAGTGTTTAGTTTTTTATAAAAATAGAGGAACCCAGCATTTACTGGTTGCCTTCTTCAAGGTCTTTTCTAGCTTTAGTGGTCTGATACAAGCGTTATTGCCTGCATCCGACCTATGTCTTATTTAAGAAGCTTATTTACTACCGCCTGCACCTCCGCAGGCACATATCCAGCCTTAATAAGTTTTTCTTTCCGTTCGGGGTTATTTCCCCATTTACCTGCTATAATCTCGCTAGCAACCTCTTCAATGCTTTTTTTAGCCTTGCCTGCTGCCTTATCAGGCTTTGGCTTTGCTGATGGCTTAGTGGTGGGCTTAGCAGTAGGCTTTTCATCCTCTCTTGGGTAGCCTTCCGTGACTATGACCGTATGCCCCTTGGTCATAGTTACAAGCACATCGCCAGCGCAAAGCTTAGTGTCGTTGGTGACTACAACCGCCTTGTGGAAGGCTCCTGTCTTTTCAAGCACT